TGCAGGAACAAACTGGTAACCAGGAACAAAGAATGTAAAGTATTCTGATACCTCTTGGGCTATGTGCCGTTCACAAGTTATCTTTGCATATACTTCATTTACTTTGGAGATTATTAGATTACTGTCCGCCAATGAATTTTTCCCATGATATAAAGTCACGCAGTTGCCATGTTCGTTGTTTCAATTCATTCATAATTGATTCAATTACCGAAATGGTTTCTTCATGATATACTTTCTTTTCTAATAGTTTAATCAAATCACTATCAGCCTCTAAGTATGTATTAATGTCGGATTTGAGGGTAAACTGAAAAGGTTCCCATCCATATTCGGCAAGTTCATCTTGGGACATTTTACCTGTATAATATTCCCATTTAATCTTACGCATACGCAAGTAATCAAAGTGTGCCTTCTTAGAGGCAATCTTATGTTTGGTAAGAATGGAAAGGTACTTGTTGTGGAGTTTTGGAATCTTTAACAGTTCTTTACCAGGTTCAGTCTGGTCCATATCTGAATCTGATTCCCAATGCTTTAACACTTGCTCTAAGTTTTCCATAATATAATAAAAAAGTTATTTTAAACCTGTATAATATCACATATACGTTATGTTGTCAAGCTGCTTCAAAATTAAAATAATCAAACCTAAAAGTGGCATCAGCAGTAATAATCTCATCTGCAGAGCTTTTGGTATCAAACTGAATATCTGACAAGTCTGTTGGAAAAGAATTGATAAAGTGTACACGAATAATAGGATTATTTAATGCCGAAAGTATAGTCAGAGTAGCATCAGAAAAACCAGCTTTACCTCTAGGACTGTTAGGATTTTGTAAAGAGGTAAGACGGTTTCTTTCTTCTGTGCCTTCTGGTGACGCAATGGAACGGAACCAAGAGTGCATCTCTTGCCATGACTGTAACTTCTCATCCACAGCAAAACTTATGGTGAGTGGCTTATAGGACATCTTATTACCAGGCGAGTATACATCTATGCCTGGAAAATTCAATGGGGCCTCTCCTAGTGAAACCCCTGGTATATTTACCGATTGGCAGAAGTATTGGACCGTAGGCATCCTATTAAAGACCAGCAAGAATTTTGTTGGCTGTAAATAGTTAGTATTTTGAGGTTGTCTTGTAAGTGCATTCATATGTTTATTTATGAACCAAAAAAAAGACCACCCGAAGGTGGTCTTTGAAATATCACTCTAAGGTGATTTATTTTCTTTTGGATTACATCAAGTTCTTGACGCCAAACAAACGATAGTAAACGTTTGTACGAGCATTCAAGCGTCCAAAACCAGCATCTTGACCTTGAGCAAATGGGTTTGCTACCATGCCGTAACGAGTTTTGAATCCAATCTTTGGTTGGAATGTGAACTGGTCAACTGCACGAACCATTTGTAGAGGAACGTATGGGCAATAGAAAATACCAGCATCGTAAGGTGAAGAACCTTTGTATCCGATGGTGACTAATTCTTGGTTGCTTGTGTATCCACCAAAGTATGGGTCAATGTAAACCTTGATACGACCATGTAACAAACCAGCAAATGTATTGCCTGTATCGTCAACTTGGAGGTCAGCTTGTAGAGCAGGAGTGTAAGAAAGAACACCAGCCATAGCCATTGCAGATGCTACGTCAGATGAAACAATCAATACGTTACCTTTACCTCTACGAGTTTGCTTGGCAATTACGTTAGCATCACGCTCGATTTGGAAAATCAAACCTTTGAAACGCTCAACAGACCAACGACCGTTTGAATCGGTATCTAAGTCGAAATAACCAGCAGTAGTTGTACCATACTGAGCACCAGCAACAGCACAGGTGTAGATTGTACGAATAACTTCACGGTTGATTTCAGCGAGAATCTCGGTAGACAGAATGTTTGACAATTCTGTTTCAGCGTCAAGACCATGGATTGCTTTCAAGTCTTGTGCTAATTCGAGTGAGTACTCAGCTTTCAAGGCACGGGATTGAGCAGTTACAGTAACTTTCTCAATTGTGAATGCCATCTGCTGGAACGGTTGACCAACATCGGAACCTAAAACTTCAGCTTGTGCTGTAGGAATAGCGATACCAGAAGTTGTTGTACCAGAAGTAGGATTCTGAAACTGTGTAGATGTATCAGATGCCAAGTTACCTTGGAAACCGTATGGGTTGTTGGTAGATGTATTACCAGAAAATACTGTGTTAGCCTCGTTGTAGAAAGCTTCAGTATTCGATGTACCAGTTTGAGCATTGTAACGTGCACGCATTGCAAAAATCAAACCTGTAGGACCAGTCATTGGCTGAACACCAGCAACGTCATAAGCGATTAGATTTGGCAAAGCACGGCGTACTAATGAAATCAAGATTGGGTCAAAGTTTTGAACACCACCAGCGATATTGGTAGGACCAGCATCGGCTAATTCGTTCAACTGCTGACGGTCTTGAGCCATAGCTTGATGTTGATTTTCCAAGACAAGAGCTGTAACAGCTTTCTTGTATGGGTCTTTAATGGATTCAAGTTCTGGATGCTCTAGAACTGGATTCCATTTCTTTTGTAGTTCTTCAGTCATATACATTTGTAGTTTTCCTTATGTTGTATATTTTTGGTATTATTTTACCAGGGTTTGTGAAATGGTTTTTGCATAAAGTTCCATGGAAGGATCAGCAAAAGAGGTTTTCTTAACTTCTTCTTCAATGGTAACTTCATCATCTAAAGCAGATGAATCAGCAACTTTAACTTCTGCCTTGAAATATGATTCTTTCAAAGTGGATAGTTTGTCAGCAAATTCTTCTTCAGTAGTAAATTCCACACCTTCTGCAAGTGCTTTTAATTTTTCTACTTGTGTCTGCGACAGGCCTTCACACGCTGTGTAGATAGCCTCAATTTTTTTCTGTTCGTTTAATTCTTTGGACAATTCAATACCTTTGTTGATTTGCTCATTCAAAGCAGCTTCTAATTCTTCTACTTTGAAAGTCATTTCTTCAACAACGTCAACCTTTTCGGCTGGAATATCGATGTAATGTTCAACAAATAGGTTACGCAAACCTTCAATGAATTCTTCCGTAATTTCGGCTTTTAATCCAGTTTCGATTGCGAGTTCGTTGTCATTCATCCACTCCTCAACCATGTAGTTGAGATAGTCATCAACCTTAGCGGCCATTTCTTCTTTAACTTCTTCCAAAGCAACTTCAAATTGCTCCATCAACTCAGCTTGAATTTCTTCAACGATAGGAGTGGCACGAGCAACAACAGCAGCTTCAAAAATTGTGGCAGCTTTGTCTTTGAATTCCTCAGAGAGTTCTTCGCCTTGCATCAAGGCATCGATATCTTCGTGGTATGATTGGAATGTAGCACCTGGATTGGCTTGCATCATTTGTGGTGCCAATTTACCGGCAATACGGTCACGAATAGCTTCGTAATTTGTGGCATCAGCTTGTGCAACATTATTTAAATCAGCACGACCCATGTGGTCTTGTGGACCAGAAATCTTAGTAGCACCAACACCGTCCTTCTGAGCACCTACAGGAGGTGTAGCACCTGGAGGAGTTGCTGATGGAGTACCTTTTGTGTAATCTGGATTTGCATCCGTTTCTTTTTCTGGTGAATCACCAATTTGACCAACATCTCCTTGGCCAGTGACCACGGAAGTTGACAATTTTTGTGGCTTATCTTGTCCACCTGATTTAGATGAAATGTTTGAATCAAACATTTCTTTGGAACCTTCACCAAGTAAAATGTTGGTAGCGGCGTCTGTTAATTTTCCCATTTTGAAAATCTCCTTGATTTATTGGATATATTTATATTTAAAGTTTTTTCATGAAGTTTTCAAAAATGTGTAGACTTACACGCTCAATATCGGCCTTTGAAGCCTGGCGAACTTGTTGTATCGCTTGAGATTGATCCTGTTCTGTCCATACACCATTGACTAACATCCACTCTTTACCTTCCATAATACCTTGTACAAAAGCACCAGGTGCAGAAGGGTCTGCTACAATATCAGCCGCTGTGGCTAGATAAAAATCGTTCTGAACAACATTAACCCCGTTAACGTTTTTCAATGAACCCATACCTCTAGATGATACACCTAACTGAGCACCACCCTCAATTAATTGACGGGCAATGTTTCCCATTGGTGTATCGAGAACTTTGGCTTTACCGATCCATTGGTTACCATCTTCTCTCAAACCTTTGATAAGAATCGCCACTCGGTCCAAATTAATGGTTGGAGAATCAGGATGACCCAATTCACCAAATGCACGGTTCTTATTAATGTATTCTTCTGTATAACGATGAACTTCTTTTTTCATCGTATTAAATTCATATAAACGGCCGTTCTTATTTTTTCTTTCGGAAACTAAGAATGGACCTTCAATGAATAAAGATTTTTTGCCACTACCAGCGGCTTCTTCAATGTACTCATAACTGATGGTCTCATTTACCTCTTTGATTAGTTTCATAATCCTAATGATCCTCTTCTTTTTAAAGATACTTTTCTTTTTCTAATTGTTTGTTTTAATTTTGCCGCTCTTTTATACTTTGCTGTCCTACTACCTAATTGTCTATTTCTAACTTCTTTAGCAGACATACGAACCATTTTACCACCACGAATTATCCAACCTGGTGCATTAGAAAAGGTTTTATTTCTTTGTACCTTACCGTTTCTTATGCGAGTCCTAACAATCTTTTTTCTACCAACCTTACGAGTTTGTACTATACCCTCACACAACAAAAACTCTTTAAAGGTTAACATCTTATGGAGTTACGCCATACGGAGGATAGTTAAATGCAGCTGGATCCTGGAACTGACCAGCACTATAAAATTGACCGTTTTTATGTAATTCAATAATAACTGTGTAAGCTGCATTGGTGGTCGTACCAACTGATTTGAGCGTCACATTGCCTGTAGGTGCAACTGTGTTGTTCGTAATTGCTGGCAACTGGTACTGTGGATTGGTATCAACATTTCCAACACCTAAAGCGTAAATTGTTGCACCGCCACCAGGAGCGCCTTGCCATTTTAACTGTAAGTGACCAACTTCAGCATCAACAGAAGCAATAACTCTTGAAATAGTAAATGCTGAATTG